GGTGGCGGGTACGGAAAAGAGGTCAATGATGGCTATGCAGGACATCCAGCCGGGAACATACACACCAGACCTGATCCCGCAATCTGCTGATGGGCCGCAGGGTGCGGCATACAACACTGAGACAGGCTATCTGACACCGTATGACGTGCCGATGTCTGAGGACCAGTTCCGCTACACGGTCTATCAGGCAATTCAGGACGCACAGACTTACATCGACTCGTATATCGCGCCTGAACGTGAACAGGCTATGGCTTATTACTTGGCTGAACCGCTGGGTAATGAGGAAGAAGGACGATCACAAATCGTTATGACGGAAGTACGTGACACGGTACTCGCGATGCTTCCGTCACTTCTCCGCATTTTTACAGGCGGCGACAAGATTCTTGAGTTTGTGCCGAAAGGTGCAGAAGACGTTGAAGCAGCAGCGCAGGCAACAGACCTGATCGACTACATCTTCAACCAAGAGAACCCCGGCTTCCGTACATTGCACGATGCAATGAAGGACGCACTGATCCTGAAGACTGGCATTCTGACTTGGTACAAGTTGGATGAAGTCAGTGTGGAGTATTACAGCTATTCAGGACTGAATCAGGCTGAAGCAAACCTGATCACCAATGATCCAGATGTTGACGTTGACAGCATCTCAGAGGAAATGGACCTGATCACGGGTGAAGTGAAGATTAGCCTTACCATTCGTCGTAAGCGGAAAAACCCGCGTTACGTTGTTGAGTGCATTCCACCTGAACAGTTCCTGATCGACAACGAAGCAACATCGTTGGATGACTTCATCTACATGGGTCGCCGCAAACTGATGACGATCAGTGAACTTGTGGCAATGGGATACGACCGCACGATCATCGAGCAGAACGCTGGCACAGGCGGCTTCGAGATGAACAACGAAGTGCTGGTGCGCAACCCTGCTGACCAGTCATTTTTCGGCCTTGAGCTTGGGAACGATGAAACCACCAATAAGGTGTTTTACGTTGAAAGCTATATCAAGGTTGATAAGGACGGTGACGGCATCGCAGAACTGCATAAGGTCTGCACGGTCGGCAACGGCTCATACATTCTACACGATGAAGTTGTGCAATCTGCACCTTTCTCCATCCTTGCTCCTGATCCAACACCGCACACAATCTTTGGTCAGTCTATCGCTGATCAGACGATTGACTTGCAGCGCATCAAATCAGCAATCATGCGTAACACGCTTGATTCATTGGCGCAGTCTATCCATCCGCGCACTGCCATCGTTGAAGGACAGGTTAACATCGACGATGTCCTTAACAATGAAACAGGTGCAATCATCCGTATGCGTCAGGCTGGTGCAGTGCAGCCGTTCACGACAACGTTTGTCGGTCAGCAGGCGCTGGGTGTGATGTCGTATATGGACGAGATCAAGACGCAGCGCACAGGCATTTCCCGTGCGTCACAGGGTCTTGATGCAGACGCACTGCAATCGACCACACGCGCAGCCGTTCAGGCACAGTTGTCATCGTCGCAGGAGCGCATCGAAATGATTGCGCGTCTGTTCTCTGATGGCCTGAAACGCTGCTTCCAAGGTCTGCTGAAGCTGGTGATCCAGCATCAGGATAAGGCAAAGATCATCCGTCTGCGTGGCAAGTTTGTGCCGATTGATCCACGAGGCTGGGATGCCAACATGGACATGGTGGTCAACATTGCACTGGGCCGTGGTTCGGACGAGCAGCGCATGGCATTCCTGATGACTATCTTGCAGCAGCAGAAGGAAGCAGTGCAGGCATTTGGTCCAATGAACCCGCTTTGTGGCGTTGACAAGATTGCCTCAACACTGGCGCAGATCACGCAGCTTGCAGGCTTCCAAGACACTGCAAAGTTCTGGAATCAGATTACACCGCAGCAGGTGCAAGAATATGCTGCAATGATGGCGTCCAACAAGTCGCCTGATCCTGCGACAATGCTTGCTAATGTTGAGGCTGAGAAGATCAAGGCTGACATCATTATCAATGCTGCTAAGCAGGAACTGGATCGTCAGAAGGCAATCGCACAGGCAGACATTGAGCGCGACAAACTGTATGTCGATGCCATGATGAAGGCTATCGAGATTCAGGCGAAATATGGTGCGCAGGTCGATATGGCTGTCATCAAGGGTGAAGTTGATAAGCAGCGCGAAGAAATCAAGCAAATCTTTGCAACGGTTGGCGCCCAGCAGCAGCAAATGCAGCAGCAGCCCGTGATGCCTCCGATGCCAGTTCCACCGGGGGTTATGTGAAGGCAGACGTTGAACTCATTGACCAGTCAACCAAGCTGATGGTTGCTAATGGTCACTTCATTCTTCAGGCGCACAGGTTTGCATTTGACGATGTGTCTCATGCGGTGCGCCTGATGAACTGGGCAGAACTTCCACCGAATGCACGGATTGTTGACCTTGGCTGCGGCACAGGCGCTGTTCCGTTCATCTGGAGCCAGATGCGTCCTGATTGCGAATTTACCTTGGTAAATGTCAGCCAGTACCAACTGGATTGCTGCCAAGACTTTGGCATTAAGATCAACTGCTCTATGGAAGATGTTCCAGTTGATGATGGTGTCTTTGACGCAGCCACCTGCTGCTTTGCAATCGGTCATACTGACCATCAGGCATCATTAGATGAGATGGCGCGTATCGTCAGACGCGGTGGTGTGGTGTTTATCTATGATATGGTTCCGAATGACGCGGATGTCAGCCATTTGTCTGATTTGAACTATTCTGTAGTCAGCAGATCTGACATGGAAAAAATGGCGGCAAAAGCTGGGCTTGTTTTGGACTTTTATATGGAGCCGCAGAACAAGGGCTGCCCGATAGAGGACCAGTTTCAGGAAGCATATTCCCGCTACTTTGCAGACGTGAAGCCTGCGATTTGGCGGTTTACAGTGGGAGACTGGAATGCAGACGTTTGAACAAGAAGACCTGTGGCGGTCAGCCAAGGCATTTCATGGTGATCCGCTTTTTGCCGAACTGCTGAAGCGGATGGAGCAGAAATATCTGGACCAATGGCGCACGTCTCCACCGGATCGTCAGGCAGACAGGGAGAACGCTTACTATATGGTCCGTGCAATATCTGCACTTTCTGAAGAACTGTCTGCACTCGCAGCAGAGAAGAAAGTTGCAGATTTCAACGCCCGATTGAAAAGGGCATAACTTGGGAGTAGTATGATGTCGAATGCCGAGAAGTCGCAGCCTAGCGAAATCGGCCTTGCAGATGCCGCTGGTCGTATCTCAGCAATTCTGGAAGGGTCCGCACCCACAGCCGAACCTGAGAAAAGACAGATGGCTCCTGCCGCAGTCGAAGAGACTGAGGCGACTGCTGAAGATGCTGAAGAGACTTCAGCACCAGAAGACGAGGCAGCGTCGAATGATGCGTCTGATGGTGATGAAACAGCAGATGAAGCAGGGAATGATGATGATGGCTCTGAGGAGCAGCTGAAGCCGGATACGCTCGTAACCGTCAAAATTGACGGCAAGACGCAGCAAATCCCGCTGAAAGAGGCTCTGGAAGGTTATCAGCGTCAGTCCGATTACTCGCGGCGTATGAATGAGTTGCGTTCTGAGAAGCAGGCGGTAGAGGCTGAACGGTCGCAGCTTCGTGTAGCCACTGAACGGGTTTTGCAGGAACTTCAACAGTTCGAAATGCAAGAGCCTGATTGGCAGCGGTTGCACCAAGAAGACCCGATCAACTTTCCGCTGATCGAGAAGCAGTGGCGTGACCAGCAGGCTCGTAAGCAGCAGTTGCAGGCACAAAAGGCATATCTCGATCAAATCGCGTATCAGAAGGATTTGGAGCAAAAGCAGCAGCTTGTTGAGGTTGGACGAAAGTATCTCCTCGATACGTTTGCTGAATGGAAGGACCAAGAGAAGTTTGAAGCATCAACCAAACAACTTCGTCAGTACGGCATGAAACAGGGCTTCACTGAGGAAGAATTGGGAAATGTCTACGATCCTCGTTATGTCGTAATGCTTGAGAAAGCACGTCGATATGATGAATTGCAGGTCAAACGTCCGCAGCCTGTTCGACAGGATGGACCAAGACCAATGCGTTCTGGTTCCACTGCTTCATCACCTAAAGCGCAAACAGATGTCGCCCGTGTAAAACAGCGTCTCAAATCATCCGGTCACGTCAATGACGCGGCTGCTCTCTTTGCAATGCTAGACAGGAAATGAACCCATGCCTACAGTTTCCAAGGTTACGACCTACGATGCTCCTAACTCGATCCGTGAAGATCTGAGCAACATCATCTATGACATCAGCCCGACTGATACGCCCTTCATGAGCAACATCGGTCGCGACACCTGCGAAAACACCTATTTTGAGTGGCAGACAGACGTGCTTGCTTCGGCTGACACGACTAACGCTGCTATCGAAGGTGCAGACGCTGGTGATGCTAGCTTCACACCCACCGTTCGCGTTGCTAACTACACTCAGATTAGCCGCAAGGTTATCTCTGTGTCTGGCACCGACGATGTCGTGAACAATGCTGGTATGCGCACGCAGATGGCTTACCAGACCGCTAAGGCTGCAAAAGAGCTGAAGCGCGATATGGAAGCTATTCTGACGAGCAATCAGGCTGGTGTGGCTGGCAACAGCACATCGACTGCTCGTAAGACCGCTGGTCTGCCCACATGGCTGATCACCAACTCGCAGGCTAACGGTGCTACCGTTTCTGCTATGTCTGGCGCAAACGGCAACGGCTATCCCAGCACAGCTTGGACTTCGCTCTCCACTTCGACAGACGTTGCTCTGACGGAGACAATGCTCAAGACTGCTATCCAGCAGGTTTGGGAACAGGGTGGTGATCCGTCCATCTTTATGGTGAACGCTTACAACAAGACTGTTGCTTCTGCGTTCTCTGGTCTTGCTCAGCAGCGTGTGAACTACACATCTGCAACACCGTTGAAGATCATTGCAACGGCTGACGTTTACCTCGGTGACTTCGGTGAAGTGGCTATTGTCCCTAACCGCTTCCAGCCGGGTAACTTTGCCTTCGTGCTTGATCCTGAGTACGCATCGGTTGCTTATCTGCGTCCTTTCCGCACGTTCGACATCGCCAAGACAGGCGACTCGGACAAGAAGGAAATGGTCGTTGAATATGGACTTCGGATCAAGTCTGAAAAAGCACACGCTTGTATCGCGAACATTATTGCTTCGTGATAACACTGGGGCAGGAGAAATCCTGCCCCTTTTACCTTGGGGATCATTATGGCTGAAGAATACGCACCCGGCTCATTTAACCTTGGTTATGACAGCGTCAGTGGCACGCTGACCAAGATGCACATCACAACGGATCAGAAAATGATCTTTGAAGATGTGGTTAACATTGACGGGATTGCAGAGCAAAATAAGGCAATTCGGAACAGCATCAGCAATACGGAACGCCTGCCTGATGGCATGGTGAAAGTGGCATCTTTGCCCATGATGGTGTATCTTGAACTGCAGCAGAAGGGCATCCTGAAAGACAAGGCTGCCTTCCGAAAATGGCTTCGGTCTGACGCAGCAGCGCCTTACCGTAATCACCGGATCACAAGCTGATGGGCACGATTACAAATTACTCAACGCTGCAGTCAGCAATCGCTGATTACCTGAACCGTGCTGATCTGACTTCTCAGATTCAGACGTTCATTCAGTTTGTTGAGTCAGACCTTAATACGCGGTTGCGCTGCCGTGAAATGATTGTGCGTGCCACAACCACCAATGATGACGAGTTTGTTAAGCTGCCTCTCGATTTTCTTGAGGCACTCAACTTGCAGATTGTTGGCGGT